TACATCGGCGTACCGAGGTGCGTCACTTCTACGGTGACGGTGCCTGGGTCCTACTCAAGAACGCGATGACCGCGCTGGCCACCGCCCCCGACGAGGCGGGCGAGTGACATGCGCGGTAAAGACTGGGTGGCCATGACGCTGGCCGTGGGCATCGCCACCGCCGTCAATGCGATCACCGTCACTGTGCTCTGGGATGCGATCCACTCAGCTGGCCCCGGCCTGAGTGACAACGCCACGCAGGTCATGGTCGCTGCGTTCGGTGGGATCATCGGCGTTCTCGGTAGCTACATCGGCTTTCGGGCCGGCGCACAGTCCACGAGGGATGACCAATGACGCGGCGGTGGTACGCGCTGGCCATCTGGGACGGGCGGGTGCGCCGGCTACGCCAGCGCTTCCCCATGCTGGCCAGCACCAGCCGAATGCGCATCGTCCGATCGAGGTGGCCCGTCATCGTGCTGATCACAAGAGCCCCAACATCCCGGCGTAAGGCCCTGGTCGCGCTCAGCCAGGTACCGGATCAGGCCGGCTGATGCCCAGGCACAGCGCGCTGTACGCCGCTCACGTGTCCGCCCGTAGTCCGGTGTGGCGCATGATCGTGGCGATCGCCCGATGGCGGGCGGGCGGCCGGTGCGAGGCATGCGGCTGCAGTGGTCAGCTGTCGTGTGCGCATTTGACGTATGACAACCTTGGATGGGAGTGGCTTGACGACGTGGCGATGCTATGCGGGTTCTGCCATGCACAGCTGGATGGCGATGACGACTGGGCCCGCTGGATGGTGCGCCGCGCCGTCCTATCTCGACCATCGGGCCATGACTTCTACGCTGCAGCAGTCTTCGCAATGGCGTTCGTTAGCACGGTCACGGGCCCGCCGCTCAGTCAATTCATGCGCGCCATTGAGGCAACACCGCAGGATTTTTTCACGGCGTGACCAGCGCTGGACACCCCGCGCTGATTCGATCCCCCCTGATCCGCCCCGATGACCGCCGATCCACGCGTACCGAACGGTGAATATCGAGGATGCCGAATTACCAGGGTCAACCGCGGCGGCGCGACGCATCGATCAATATGCATCGAGCGGTAACCGAGTCCGCCAAGGCCGGTCAGCTGTTGCGCAGCACCAACGTGTCTATCGCCCGGGGCTACGTCGAGGCCATCATCGATCGCAAACTCGATGCCGCGCTGGTGGCCGCCGCCCGTACGCTGGCCCGCGCCATCGACGAGGAGGCAGCCCCCGGTGGCGACCGCTATCTGCTAGCGAAGTTGATCGCTGAGTTCCGTGACACGGTGATACGGCTACGTCTGGACCCGGTGTCGCGGGGCGGTGACAAGAATGACTTCGCCGGATTGCTCGACTCCCTACGCACGCCCGAGGTGGGCAACACCCCGAACCCCTGACCGGCCCAGCTACGGCCCGGCGGTGGGCCGACTGGCCGAGGTGCTGGGCTGGCCCCCGATGCCATGGCAGCGTCAGGTGCTCGACGTCGCGCTAGAGATCGACCCATCGACCGGTGACTGGTGCTACCCGACGGTGTGCCTGACCGTTCAACGACAGGCCGGTAAGACGTCGCTGTTCGGCCCCGCTGCGTTGCACCGCTGTCTACTCTCGACAGACCAGCGCGTCTGGTACACCGCACAGAAACGCATCGACGCGCGTGATAACTGGATGGACGTGGCCCGCCGGGTGCGCCGCTCGCCGCTACGCCCCTCGGCGAAGATCCGTGAAAGCAACGGAAGCGAGTCGATCGAGCTAGCCAACGGATCGACATATCGAATCTTCGCCCCGCACGACGAGGCCTTGCACGGCAAGGCCAACGCGATGGTCGGCGTGGATGAGGGGTGGTCGTTCACCGAAACTGAGGGGACGGGGCTGGTGCAGGCTATCGTGCCCACGTTCGCGACGACCGGCGGCCAGCTGTGGATCATCTCCGCCGCCGGCACCGCCGCCTCGACGTGGCTGCGCGGGTACGTCGAGGCGGGCCGGCACGTCGTCGACATCGGCCGCCGGGACGGATTCGCCTACTTCGAATGGGGCATCAGCGACGACGTCGACCCGTCGGATCTGGCCGCCGTCGCCGCCGCCCACCCGGCCAACGGTTTCACGCTGCGCCCGGGTGCGCTCGCTGCCGCCGCCGCCGGCATGAAGCCGGGCGAGTTCGCCCGCGCCTACGGGAACCGCTGGACCAGCGCGGTCGAACGGGCCATCCCCGAAGCGCTGTGGCTGGCCGCCGCCGCCCGGCACGAACAGCACCCGGGGCTGGGCACCGAACCGGTGGCGATGGGTTTCGATGTGGGGATCGATGAGAAGGACGCGGCCATCGTCGCCGGCTGGCGCGACGAGGCGGGCCGGGCCCACGTCGAGGTGGTCGACGCCGGGCCGGGCATCAGCTGGCTTGTGCCCCGCCTCGTCGACGTCGTGGCCCGGTACGCACCCCGGGCGGTGGGCCACGACTCAGTGGGCCCGACCACGGCCGTAGCTGGCGCTGTGGCGCGAGCCGGCGTGCAGCTGGCATCCACGTCTACCCGCGACTACGCGGGCGCGTGTGCCTCGTTCCTGGCGGCCATTGTGGACGGCACGCTGCGCTACACCCCGCACCCCGAACTTGACGCCGCCGCCGCCGGGGCCGCCAAGCGGCCCGTTGGTGACGGCGGGTGGGCGTGGGGCCGGCGGGCCAGCGTGGGCACCATCGCCCCCTTGGTGGCCGCCACCGAGGCGATCTGGGCGTGGGACACCGCCCCGCCCGAACCGGCGGCGTTCAGCATTCGGTGACTCGACACCGACACCGATCGACCGGTACCGTAGTGATGCTTGTCGAGTCCTTGGGCACTCTCGACGGTCCCTCGACGGCCCGGCGTCGTTTCACGGATGGCGACGCCGGGCTGTCATCGACAGAGCTGATATGCGCCGCCGTCTATCAAAAGGTGCTCCCGCTCGCCCATCGGGTCTGTCTACTGTGGGGACTGTGGCGGGGCAGCTGGCACGCATCTTGCGAAAGATTCCGGGCGCGTTGCGTCTCCCGTTCGGCGCGCCCGCTGGCGCTCGACTGACCGCCCCCATCGCCGGGGGGCTGGGTCCGTGGCCATACAACCGCATCGTCTGGCCATCGAGCGATACACAGATGCCGCTAGTTTGGGACGCCACCTCGGCCAAGGCTCTGCCCGGGGTGGCCCGCGCTGTGTCGATCTATTCGGGGCTCTGCCGCCAGATGCCCATAGACGACTATCGCGGTACGGTCCCACTGCCCCGCCCGCGCTTCCTGGACCAGCCCGACCCGTCGGTGGCCCGTAGCTGGTTTGTTGGCGTACAGATCGAGGACTATCTCCTGAACGGAAACGCGCTGCACTACATCACCGCCCGGGACGCCACCGGCTTCCCCGCTGCGGCGGTGTGGCTGCCCGCAGCCTGGGTCACCGTCGCGTGGTCCCGCGACGACCCCGTCAAACGCTTCCTGATTGACGGGGAAGAGATCGACGCGCGCAACGTCGTGCACGTCCAGCGCGGGGCCGACCCTTGGTGCCCGGTGCGCGGGGTCGGCGTGGTGGAGCAGCACCTACGCAGCCTCGACCGGATCGCCTCGCAGGAGGAGTACGAACGCGAGACGCTGGCATCGTCCGGCGTCCCCTCGGTCGCGGTCATCGCCCCCAACCCCAAGCTGGGTTCCGCCGAGGCGGCCCAAGCCAAGATCGACTGGATGGCCAAGTACGCCGGGCCCAAGCGTGAACCGGCGATCCTGCCCGGTGGTACGCAGGTGATCCCCCTGGGCTGGTCACCCGACGACGCCCAGATGACCGACGCTCGCCAGCTATCCCTATTGGACATAGCGAACATGTTCAATCTGGACGGCTACTACCTGGGCGCACCGACATCGAGCCTGACCTATCAGAGCCCCGGGCCCAACTACACCGCGCTGTTGCGCATGTCGCTGGAACCGGTGCTATCTGACATCGAGGGAACGTGGTCGATGTCGTGGTTGCCGATGGGCCGCACGGTGCGGTTCGACCGCTCGACGCTGACCCGCGACGACTTGGCCACCACGATCAACACGCTCGCCACCGCCACCGCCGCCGGGCTGATGTCGATCGATGAGGCCCGGCTGTACCTGGGTCTACCGGCCAGCCCAGCTGGCCCCACTGTCATCAGCCCCGTTGCTACCGAGGCGATCGCGGCGTAACCGATGGGAGACATGCGATGCGTTCCGTGAATATCGAGCGGCGCATATTCGAGCCTGCGGTGCGTCTGGTCGATGTCGAGACGTCGACCAATCTGAAATGGCTGTCGGGCCGGGCGGTGCCGTACGACGAGTGGACCTCGGTGCGCTGGTACCTGGAAGCCATGGCCCCCGGCGTGTTCGACAAGTCGCTGGCCGAGGCGGCCCGGGGCCTGCCCCTGTTGCTCTGGCACGACGGGCAGCGCTTCCCCATCGGGCTATCCCAATCGTGGGACTCGATCGAGTCCGAAGGCCTGTATGGACGGTGGCGGCTCGACGACGCACCCGA